GAAGAGGCTATAATAGATTCATTGCGGTCTTCAATAAGTTTTCGTGATAGTTTAATAAATCAATTAGGTTCTATACAAAAAACGCAACATGCGAGTATAGTAAATTTACGTGAAGAATTGCAACATAGGCAACATATATGTACTACAGAATGTACACCTACAATATTCCAATTAAAAAATGAAAATAAACAATTATTAAATTATATACAAGAGTTACAGAGTCAAATCGAAATAATGGATTCGTTATTATTAGATAACAGAAAAACGAGAAAAATCTATGAACCTACTACCGGAAGATCTTTTTGATTTACCAGAATTTAAAGTACTACCATGGTATAAAAGATTTTGGATTAGATTAAAGGTAGCATTTTTTACTTTTAACTCTTATATGTGATGACTAAATCTACAACTATTATAATAGGCCTTACATCGACATTAAGTTTTTTATGTTCATATTTTTTAAACTTGACATTAGATAATGTTGAACAGTTTTTAGGTATAGCATGTGTCGTTTTATTAGATGGCTTTTTTGGAATTATTGCTGGTACAAAAAGAGAAGGATTTAAAACTTTTAAAGCCCTTAGTGTACTTCGAACATTAGCAGTATGGTGGATTATCTTAGGAGCTATTCTAGCGGTAGAACAAGGATTTGTAGGTGCCGGATGGTTATCAGAAACTATTATAATTCCATTTTTACTATTTCAAATTATAAGCGCTCTTAAAAATGCCTCAATGGCTGGTTTTATTAAAATGGATTTGTTAAATCAAATCTTAGATAAAATTGACAATCATAAAGGTATTAGAAAATGAAAAATTGGACTTCGGTTAGAGCAGTATATTTGCTCATGTCAATTGTGTTATTAATTGGCTTTAGTTTAAAAAATTGGTGGATAGTATTATTTGTAATAACAATGCTTCAAGTTGGAGTATGGACTAAGTTTTGCCCTTCTAAATGGTTATTTGAAAAAATAGGCCTGCAGAAGAGCAAACTTTAATGTCATTAAATTTTTTAAACATATCATTACGCTCTAAAATTTGTTTAGTGTGCGCTACGCTAATAATGCTTAGCTTCTTTGTAGTTAAGACATTATTATTGATGGAAGTGTTTGATTATTCAGAATTTACAAATTGGTATGAATATTTGTCAGTTATTTTATTTATGCCACCTTTTTTTACCGTCGTTTCTGAATTTCTTTCAAAAGCTAAAAAAGAAGTAGCCGTTAAAGCTGATTTAGAATCATTATTAAATGAATCTTGTTTAGTATCTAAAGCAGATGCGCGAGGCAAAATTACATATGTAAATGATAAATTTGTTGAAATATCAAAGTATTCACGTGAAGAGTTAATAGGACAAGATCACGTTCTATTAAACTCAGGTGTACAAGATAAACAGTTTTGGGTAGATATGTACAAAACTGTCTTGCGAGATAAACAAATCTGGAATAAGTTTGTTACTAACGTCGATAAACATGGCAAACATTATATCGTTAATTCTTGGATCATAGCTCATTTCGATGAAAAGGATAAGCTTAGAGGGTTTACATCTGTCCGGCAAGATGTAACTGAACTAGTTAATACATTAGAAGCTATTAAACAAAAAGATGTTTATTTAGAACATGCCGCAAAGATTATTAGACATGATATGCATTCTGGTATTAATACGTATTTACCCCGGGGCATTAAATCATTAAAACGTAGATTGAATGATGAACAAATTAAAAAGTTACGTATACAAGCACCATTACAATTAATTCAAGATGGATTACATCATGCTCAAAAAGTATACGCTGGCGTGTATGAGTTTACTAATCTAGTTAAGCATAACGCCCAAATGTCTAAACAAGCATGTGATATAAAATTTATATTAGAAGACTATTTACGTTTAACGGCGTATAAGAATCAAGTAATATTAGATGATAATCTGCCTAAAGATTTGCATGTCAATGAAGCTTTGTTTTGTACGGCATTAGATAATCTAATACGAAATGGGTTAAAGTATAATGATTCTAAAACAAAGTACGTAAAAATATATTCAGAGTTTAAACAAGGTCAACAATATTTATGTATAGAAGATAATGGCCGCGGCATGTCTCAAGAAGAGTTTGAGGTACTGTCTAAGCCATATCAGAGAAAAGAAGGCCAGAAAGAAGAAGGTACGGGTTTAGGGTTAAACATATGTATTGAAATCTTAAAGGAGCATGGTTTTGAAATTATTTCAAATAAATTAGATGTTGGAACTAAGATAACGGTAAAAATATGATTAATACATTAATGTTAATAGATGATGAAAATTTATTTCATCTTGTCTTTGAGGATGCATGTTCATTGTTAGATATGGCATTGTCGATAGAAGCATTAGATAGCTCGGATGAAGCAGATAAAAAATTCAAAGAATGGTTTCCGGACGATCCGAATCACGAACGACCCGAATGTGTGTTTGTAGACTTAAATATTATTGGTTCTTCTATGGACGGAATCGAAACTATTAGAAAAATAAATACTGACTATGGTAATGGTTGTGTAATTGGTATTATTTCATCATCTGAAGACGAAGAAGAAATTGCCAAAGCAAAAGCAGTAGGAGCTCAATTTTGGATTATTAAGTCCGATGATATAGAACCTAGGTTAGAGTCGTTTATGGAAGATTATAATGGATATGTTAATAAAACAGCTCCATTTAAAGTATATAGATAATGATTGAAATAACAGAACATACTAGGAATGTTCTACTCGAGGTTGCTAAAAAGAAAAAAATCTACGTAGAAGGAAGTTTCTTAAAAATTTTAAAAGCACCAAAAGGTGATACAGAGTTCGAAGACTACCTTACATTATGTAAAGAAAAAGATGTTGCAGCTCGTAGAAAACGAATGGAAGTTGCAAAAGAAGTGCAGCAACAAAATAAAGAGCTTGAAGCAGCTGCAAAGAAGAATTCAAATTTAATGACTGAACTGCAATCGGCATTAGACGAGACAAAACGATCTGAAGAAGAAGCGAATGAGTTACGACGTCAAGCAGAACAATTGCGAGACCAAGCAGTAAATGATTTAGATATTTTGCAAAAACGTACACAGTTTGAGTTAATAGGAACGATTGTACGTAGTGCATTATATGTTATTATTGGCGTTGGGTTATTAACAACGGCATTATATGTTTATGTAATGTCGCAAGGTTTTGATTCTAAAATCATAGAATCGACATGGTCTAATTTATTTGGTATACTTTTGACAAATTCATTTAGTATTGTAGGTACTATTATGGGAGTCAAGTATGCTACAGATAAGGAAAAGTGATGTATGAATATAATGCAATAGTTGATAGAGTCATCGACGGTGATACTATTGATTGTACGATAGATTTAGGCTTTCGTACATGGAAAAAAATACGCGTAAGGATGGAAGGAATTAATACACCGGAATCTAGAACACGTGATTTAGAAGAAAAGGCTAGAGGAAAAGCTGCCGCGGCTCGTTTAGAAGAAATACTTAATTTAAACAATAACAAGTGTGTGCTGAAGGTATCTGGTATAGGTAAATTTGGAAGGGCGTTAGCTTCTGTCTTTGTCACCTCATTATCGCCGATTGACGGTCCTTCGTCATTGACATTAATTAACGTAAATAAACAATTGATTGAAGAGGGCCATGCTGTAGAATATCACGGTGGTAAACGATAAATGCTTCATATTTATTAAAAAGGAATTTATAATGGCATTAGTAGATAAAACATCTAAGTACGGGCCAACGAATCCAATCGGAAAACGTGGAACGGGTGAATTGGTAGATTTACTTGCATTCGAAACAGGTGCTGGTAATGTTGGTGTCGCTAGTAAATACGGACCTGTACAGTATGGTAAGCAGCCTAACAGATATGAGGATGCGGTCTAATGATTAAGCTAATTGGTTTAGTTAAACAACATCGCCGTCTAACTGAAGTGGATGACATTCCAATGAATCCATCAACTGATCCAGCCGCTGAGCCAACTGGTATCATTGATAAAGAAGACATACTTAACCGTATATCCAATATTGTTCAAGAGTTAGAAGCTATCGATGATGAATTAATGAATGCATTGACCGATGCCGAAGAAACAACCGGTAGTATAGAATACCGTACAGCTAAAGCAGTATTAAGCCGTTATTTATCAGCCGCATTAAAAAATTTAAAACGAATAGAGCGGCCGATTAAAGGAATAAAAGGATCGTTATGAGCAAGTGGGAATCACAACTTTTAAAACATATTCTTAATGAAAAGTATTTGGGCGAAGAAGAAGACCAAAAAATGTCTAAAAACGAACGTAAGTCGTTTCTAGAAACAGTTTCAAACTATCAAGATCTTGGCAAACAAGTGTATAGAGAAAATACATTAGTTGAATTGTCTAAGACATTAGGCGGCATCGTTGAGCAAGCTGAAAAATTAACATTAGATGAGTCAGAACATTGGTTTGATAATGTAACGGTGTCACGACATATGAAGCAGATGAACGAGGCATATAAAGTCTTTGAAAAGACTGCAAAAGAAATGTCAGGCTTACAGCAGCGATTAGAATCTGCATATGAAGATATGGGTTCAATTTTAAATCGTTATTATGACATGAATAGTGCAATTAGTGAAGATCAGTATACTGCCGGTGTAGATGATGGCGAGGCTGGCGATGCATTACAAGAAGACCAATATACAGCAGGTGTAAATGATCAAGGTCCTGGCTTTCATGATCATATGACGGCTACAAAATCAAACCGCATTAAATAATAAACATTTTTTTTGTACTTTGAAAAAACGTTATTATATTTATAGTATAAACTAAACTAGTTATAAATGAATTCAAAACAGTACAAGAAGCATCAAGCTATTTTACCTGGCGCCGGCATCGGCGTCCGGTTAACTTCCGGAAAAGATCGCAAATCAAATATTGAACGTGCACTGCGAGACTGGAAAAAGCAAGTTAAAGATGCCGGCATAATAACGGCATTAAAAAATAGAATGCAATACGAAAAGCCATCAGTGACTAGACGTATTGCTAAAAAGAAAGCTAGATATATAGCAAAAATTCAATCAGAACAAAATTAAAGGAGAAATAGATATGAACCAAGCAAAAGTAATGGGCATTCTTAGACACAC